TATTAATTATTATTAATTATATATTATTAATAAGGGTATCATACTTTTATTAATTTGTCAATAGCTTTTTAAAATAATTATTATAACCTGTTTCTGGAATGTAATGAAGAAACTTCTTGACAAATACAATTACTTGTGATATACTATAATTAGAGACTGTTACTTTACAATCTTCTATCTAGCTAGGGTAGCTCCCGAAAAGAGAGTTGCTGACTCTCCTGCTAGTTATCTCTCTTCNGGAATAACTTCAGGAGTTATTATGTTAGAAGCTAAATGTGTTACTTGTGGTAACACAAAAGAGTATCACCCTTATAAACTTAATTGTAATTCTTGTAATGCTCCTAGAGCAAGAAACAAAAATTATAAAGAAAAATATAATATATCTTTAGAAGACTATGAAGATATGTTAATAGAACAATTGGGCGTTTGTGCTATATGTAACAAACGTGAAACTGTCCAAGACCATAGAACAAATAAAGCAAGAAGACTAGCTGTAGACCATTGTCATAAAACAGGTAAAGTAAGAGGTCTTCTGTGTTCTAGTTGTAATTTAATATTAGGTAAGGCTCATGATGATATATCTATATTGTCTAAAGCTATAACCTATTTGAGTAAATATAATGAGTGAGGAATATTTACAAGAAGTTGTTGATGAGTCCAAGAAAGAGGATGGCCCTAAAGGTAGTGGCTATACTTTTGACGGACAAGAGATTATGCTGGGCAGACGTAGAGGTCGCCCTTTAAAAGCTAAACATCACAACCCTGAATGGTTCCCTCAACAAACTAAAGTAGATGCTTGCACCCTCTATTGCATCTATGGTGACTTTGATAAAGTTGCTGAACTAACAAAGGTTCCTTCTGAAAAGCTACGTCTGTGGCATCAAGAACCTTGGTGGGTAGAAATTCAAAAACAAGTTTATGTTGAACAAAACGAGAATTTAAGTTCTCGCATTAATGAAGTACTCGATAAATCTCTTTCTGAGATTAAAGACCGTTTAGAGTTGGGTGATGTATTCTATGACCGTAAAACTGGTGAGTATAAACGTAAACCAGTCGATACAAAAACACTTGCCATTCTTTTTGACAACCTTACAACAAAACGACAATTGGTTCGAGGAGAGCCTACTGCTATATCAGCCAAGGTAGGTGTTGATGACCGTTTAAACAAACTTGCAGATGCTTTTGAGAAGTTTGCAAAAAGTAGATTAATAGAAGATGGTGTCATTGTACAAGAATCTATTGAAGAGGTAGAAGAACAAAATGAAACCATATAACACTGTACAAGAGTTTGCTCAATGGTGGTTTAGTAAAGGTGCTCCAATTAGACCTCCTTTTAAAGACCCAATATTTTTTACAGAGATGACTGGCTCTTTATGTATTTACAGAGAAGGGCAATATCAAATTGAACTCTACCTTGTTAAACCTAATATGGAATGTCCTTTCCATGCACACCCAGGAGTAGATAGCTACTTTGTCTATCTTACAGGTCATCTACAGTTTGGTAATGCAGATGGGACATTTACAGATACTTCTGAAGGACAAATAGAAGGAGCTGAAGGTACACACAGACTTTTAGGAGCAGCAGTAGCAGCAATCAATGGTGAGAACCATGCTGTCAGGACACATGCTCCTGGTGCTTCTTATTTAAGTTTTGAAAAATGGAATGAAAGACTCCCTGACTCTGTAGCTGTAAACTGGGTTGGTGAAACAGTTGGTGAACAACACACTTCAATAATTGATAAGGAAAAATAAAACATGATAAACACAGGAACAGCTCCAAAGAAACTAGCTGGCAAAAAAGCACCAGCAAAGCCAATGAAGAAGGGTCCATCTGACTCTAAGGCTAGGATGGCTCAAGAAGACTATGAGATAAAATTTGATGGTAATGTTAATTCTAAAAAAGCAGTTGTTAAAAAAGTTGTGGCTAAAAAGAAATAGTTGGAATTATCTGCTGAAATTATTGAGGGGTTTTCTGTATCCACTTTAGCTAAACGCTATGATGGTACAACTCCCACACCAGAGGCTCACCGACAATGGTGGGAACTCTGTACAAGTAAAGAAAAATTAGTAGCAATTGCAGCACCTCGGTCTCATGGGAAGAGCACAGCAATAACACATGCTTACACCCTTGCAGCAACGTTATTTAGAGAGAGAAAATTTGTTGTCATTGTAAGTGACACAGAAACTCAGGCAGTAAATTTTCTAAACGACATTAAAGAAGAGTTGCGTAACAATGATGACCTTATTGAACTGTTTGGTATCAAAGGTTTTAAAAAAGATACAGAGACAGATATTATTATTGAACTTAACGATGGGTATACTTTTCGTATCCTGGTTCGTGGAGCCGAGCAACGAGTCCGAGGACTTAAATGGAATCAACTCCGACCTGACTTAATTGTATGTGATGATTTGGAATCGGATGAACAAGTTCTTAACAAAGATAGACGTGAGAAGTTTCGTAAATGGTTTGACGGAGCTTTGTTACCTTGTATGGCAAGGCATGGGATATGCCGTATTGTCGGTACTGTTCTCCATTTGGATAGCCTACTAAATCGACTTTTACCAGAAGACTCTGATAAGTATTCAGTAATAGAACCTTTACGTACCTATAGTAACAACTCTAGAAGAACTTGGAAAGCAGTTCGCTACCGTGCTCACGATGAAGACTTTTCTAATATTTTGTGGCCTAGTAGATGGTCTGCAGAAAGTTTAGTTAAAGAACGACAAAGGTATTTGGACCAAGGTATTCCTGAAGTGTATTCACAGGAGTTCTTGAACTACCCAATTGATGAAGCAACCTCTTATTTTAAACGAGAAGACTTTAACGAGATTCCCAAGTTTGAATTAGAAGCTATTCATCATAACGAAAAGAAACTTGTTTACTACGCTTCTATTGACTTTGCTATTTCTACAAAAGAACGAAGTGATTTTACTGTCATTGTTATTGCAGGTATGGATGATAGAGGGATAATGTACATCATAGACATTCGTAAAGGTCGTTGGGATGCCTTACAGATTGTTGATGAAATGTTTGCAGTAGAAAAGAAATACTCTCCACAGTTGTTCATCACTGAACGTGGTGCCATTGAAAAGGCTGTGGGGGCTATCTTAAGGAGTGAGATGAATAGACGAGGTATGTTTATGAATCTTTATCCAATGACTCCTACCAAAGATAAACAAACACGTGCTAGGTCTTTTCAAGCTCGATTACGTGCTGGTGGAGTTAAGTTTGACAAGGGNGCCGTATGGTACTCTGAATACGAAGATGAATTGGTACGCTTTCCTAAAGGAAGGCATGATGACCAAGTAGATGCTTCTAGTTGGCTTGGTTTAGTCATTGACCAAGTTCACAATGCCTCTACCCCTGAAGAAGAGGAAAAGGAAGAATACAATATGTATATGCGACAACAATCTGATGAAGGACGTTCAAGCGTCTGTGGTTACTAAGGAAAACAATGGAACTAGACTTTGTAGAATCAATTGATAAACTAATCTCTTCTCCTAACATCGCTGAGATGATGGATGATGACCAACTGGTTGCTATTGGTGAACGTGTTGTCCGTGAATATGAAATGGACAAACAATCCCGTGAACAATGGGAAAAGAAAATGGAAGACAGCATGAAGTTNGCACTTCAAGTTGTTGAAAGTAAGTCTTTCCCTTGGCCTAATGCAGCTAACGTTAAATTTCCTCTTATTACAATTGCTGCTTTACAATTTCATGCTAGAGCTTACCCTGCATTGATTCAAGGTAAGAACTTAGTTAAAATGCGAGTAACAGGAGAAGANNCTGCTGGAATTAAACAAGCTAGGGCTTTACGTATTCAAGAACACATGTCATACCAATTGCTAGAGCAAGATGAAGCTTGGGAAGACCAAATGGATAAAGTGCTTATCACTACTCCTATTATTGGTTGTTCTTTTAAGAAAAGCTATTGGTCTCCAAGAGACAAATGCAACATTTCAGAAATGGTATTAGCTCGTGATTTAGTTGTAGACTATTGGACTAAATCTTTAGATACAGCTAATCGTATTACTCATGTATTGTACCTCAATAAGAATGACATTCATGAACGCACTGTTAGAGGCTTATACAGAGATATTCCTTTAGACCGTGCTCAAGCAAAAGACCCTAACCCTACTCGTGATAAAGCACAAGGNATTTCACCAGCAAACGATGACCCAGATACTCCTTATGAAATCTTAGAACAACATCGTTACATGGACTTAGACGGGGATGGGTATGCAGAACCGTATGTTGTCACTGTACAAAAAGATTCACNAAAAGTATTACGTATTGTCGCTAACTACTTTAAGAGTTCTATTGAAAGAAAAGGCAACCGAATTGTCTTTATTAAGCCTGAGCAATACTTTACTAAATACTCCTTTATTCCTTCTCCTGATGGTGGCTTCTATGACCTTGGTTTTGGAGTATTACTTGGACCTCTCAATGAGTCAATCAATACTATTATCAATCAGCTTATTGATGCTGGCACTATGGCTGTCACTGCAGGTGGCTTCTTAGGTCGAGGTCTTAAGATTCGAGGTGGCAATCAATCATTTGCTCCGCTAGAGTGGAAACATGTAGAAACAACTGGTGATGACATTCGTAAGAACGTATTCCCACTTCCTGTTCGTGAACCTTCTCAAGTTATGTACACCCTACTTAATCTATTGGTTAATTATGGTGAACGTATTGGCAGTGCTACTGAAATTATGGTAGGAGAAAACCCAGGACAAAACNCTCCTGCAGAAACTAGCCGTAACATGGTTGAGCAAGGCATGAAGATTTTTACAGGAATCTTTAAGCGAGTTCACCGTAGTCTTAAACAAGAATTTAAAAAGATTTATCGTTTAAATCAATTGTATTTACCACCAGAAACTATGTTTGGTGATGTTAAAGTATTACAAGAAGATTATAACGGCAACCCTGCAGACATTAGTCCTGCATCTGACCCTAACGTAGTATCTGATAGCCAACGACTTATGCAAGCTACAGCTATTCTTAATGCTGCTAAAGGTGCGGGTACAAGTGGTGGTGGATTTAATTTATATGAAGTTCACAGACGTTATCTTGAAGCTCTTAAAGTTGAAAATATTGATAAGATATTGCCAGACCCACAAGGTCCTAACGCAATGCCTCCTAAACAAAACCCATTACTTCAAGTTGAACAAATTAAAGCTGAAGCTAAAATTAATGTTGAGCAAATTAAAGCTCAAGTTAAACAAGCTGACATGGAGCTTAAAGGAAAACTAGCAGCTATGAAACTTATGGAAGAGGCAGAGCATAAGCAAGCTCAAATTATGAAACTTCAAGCAGAAGCCACTAAGATTTTGGCTGAAGCAGAAGGTATTGATACAGGCCAACAAATTGCTGTTATCAATGCTCAGATAGGTGCTGAAAAGGCACATAGGGATAGTCTCTTCCGAGCTGCTGAAATGATGTTAGAGGCTATGAAGTTAGATAAAGAGGAGTTAATTAATGAAGCAAGCAGTAACGCACCAAGAGTTTGAGGAATGGAAGAATCATTCGGTGACTAAAGCATTTTATAAAGCATTAAAGAGTAATAGAGAAGAGTTAAAAGAAAATTTAGTAGTTGGAATATACGAACCACATCAAGAGCTAGAAGTAAAAGGGATTTGTAAAAGCGTGTCAAATATATTAGACATGGATTACGAACAACTAATGGAAGGATATGCTAATGCAAAATAATAGTGGCATTATTCCAGTAGGACATCGTATCTTAATCAAACCCGTTAAGACTGAGAAAACAACAGAGAGTGGTATTGTAATTGAAACAGATGTTAGTGCTGATAGGGCACAATTAGCTCAAGTCAGAGGGACAGTTGTTGAGATTGGTAGTACAGCTTATAGTGACCAGCCAGAACCTTGGTGTAAGGTTGGGGATGTTGTTACTTTTGGCAAGTATTCAGGACTTATCTATAAAGGAAAAGACACTTTAGATAATGAAGAATACAGAGTTGTAAATGATTTAGATGTAGTTTGTATTCATAAAGAGGAATAAAGAATGAGTGAAGAATCAGTAGGGCAACAAACCGAGCAAGACAATGGCGGTGTAGAAAAAGAAGCACGAGTATTTGGTTGGGTTCCTAAAGAAGAGTTCCGAGGTTCGGATGAAGCTTGGGTAGATGCTGAAACATTCGTAAAGCGAGGTAAGGAGATTAATCCTATCCTTCGTGCTAATAATGAACGTCTCAAGAAAGAAATGGAGCTTGAGCGTCAAAAACATTCTAAAGAAATAGCAGATATTAAAGCTACTGCTGAAGAGTTTAAACAGTTTCAAAAAGAAGCGTATGAACGAAAACAAACAGAAGCCAAGCTAGAATTAGAAACTTTAAAACAACAACGTAAAGAAGCTATGCGAGAAGGTGATGCTGACCGTGTAGTGGAGTTGGAAGACCGTATAGAAGAGGTCAAGGAAGAGCAGGCAAAGAAAACAGAAGCAGCTCCTGCTGCCCCAGTTCCAGAGCAAACTCAAATTGACCCAACATTGTCTGATTGGATGGAAAATAATAAGTGGTTTGGAAACGACATTGAAGCAAGTGAAATTGCTAATGGTGTTGGTTCTTCATTACGTAAACAATTTCCAAGCTTGTCAGGAAAAGAATTTTTTGAAAAATTGGATGAACGTTTACAACAACGTCTTCCTGAGTTATATGAAAATCCAAATCAAGCAAGGGCAACAGTAGAAGGTTCTTCAGGTAGAGGTGCCCCCTCTTCTAAAAAGAAAAGCTATGAAAACTTGCCAGCCGATGCAAAAGCTGCTTGCGATAAATTCGTACAGCAAGGATTGTTTAAGAGCAAGCAAGAGTACGTTGACCTTTATGATTGGAACTAGGAGATAGATATGCCAGCAGCATTGACAGTAGAACAGAAGAAAGAGAAAGCATTACAAGTACGCAGTGCAGAAGAACGCACAGGTACAGAGAGAAAGCGTAACACATTTAATGGCACTGAAGGTAAATTGTCCATTGAACACAATCTAGGAAAAGAATGGCATTTACATATCTTAAATGATACTCCAGGCCGTATCCAAGCAGCTCTAGATGGTGGTTATGAATTTGTAACTCCAGATGAATTAAAAAGTGTTAAAACAAATGTAACGTCTCGAAATACAGACGTAGGAGATAAGGTACGATTTCTTGTAAACCCTTCTGCAAAAGAAGGAGAGCAATTTGGATATTTAATGAAAATTAAACAAGAATGGTTTGAAGAAGACCAACAAGCTCTACAAGAGAAAAACAATCAAATTGATGAGGCTATTCGTTCTGGGCGTAATCTTAAAGGAAGTTCTGAAGGATTCTATACCCCTAATGGTGGCATCTCTTATAAAAACTAATTCTGAAAGGATTTAATTATGGCGAACATTAATCGTCCAAAGGGCTTAAGCCCAGTACAAAATAGTGACGGTAGTCCATGGTCACAAGGAGCCACGTTATTTTACGTAGCTAACGATGCTTCTAACTCATACGCTATTGGTGACATTGTTCAACTAACAGCAGGTTCAGATGCTGTTGGTGTTCCAGCAGTTACTAAATGGGCTGGTACAGTTGCANCATCTACATTACCAGTTGGTGTTATTGTTGGTATTCGAGTTGCTGACCCTGGCACTTCATTAGTAGGTAATTCACTTGCTTTAGAAAAAACATACTTGCCAGTTAACTCAGGTGCTCATTACCTATACGTTGTTACTGACCCAGGTACTGTATATGAAATCCAAGGTGACTCAACATCATGGGCTACTTCAAATGCAAATAACAATTGTAACGTAACTATCACTGCTAACCAAACAACTCTTGGTAACGGTGCTCCTTACTCTAACACAGTTGCTACTGCTCCAGCTACAACTAACTCATTACCATTGCAAATTGCTGGGTATATCCAACGTGCAGACAATTCTGTAGGTGCTTACGCTGCATTGCTAGTTCGTTTCAACGTACATGCGTTCAATGGTGCTGCAACAGGCCGTACTGGCGTTTAATAGAATAATATAGGAGAAATAAAATGGCGGGNTTAATTACTACTGCAAGTCATCCAAAGGCCCTCTGGCCTGGTGTTAAACAATGGTGGGGTCAAGTTTATGACGAACATCAAGTTGAATACACTGACTTGTTTGATTCAGAAACATCTAATCAAAACTATGAAGAGGATGTTCAATTAACAGGCTTTGGTCTTGTTCAACAAAAACCTGAAGGTCAAGGCGTTCAATACGACTCAGAAGTTCAAGGTTTCACTACACGTTATACACACATCGCTTACGCTTCTGGTTACATTGTAACTAAAGAAGAATTGGATGATAACTTGTATGAGCAAGTGTCTCGTCGTCGTGCTGCTGCATTGGCTATGTCTTTCCGTCAAACGAAAGAAAACGTAGCTGCTAACGTATACAACCGTGCTTTCAGCAATACTTATGCTGGTGGCGATGCTGTATCTTTAGCTAACACAGCTCACCCTAACACTTCAGGTGGTACATGGGCTAACCGTCCTGCAATTGATGCTGACTTGTCTGAAGCTGCTTTAGAAGATGCACTTATTGCAATTATGGGTCTTCAAAACGACCGTGGTCTATTGATTAACATCATGCCACGTACTTTGATTATTCCACGTCAACAAGTGTTCAATGCTCAACGTATTTTGAACTCTTCATACCAAACTGGTAATGCTAATAACGACATTAACGTTATTAAATCTGGTAACTACATTCCTGGTGGCTTCAAGGTAAACCATTACCTAACAGCTCCTAATGCTTGGTTTATCCGTAACACAATTCCAGGCAAAACAGGTATGAAGTATTATGAACGTGTTGGCATTATGTTTGACCAAGACAATGACTTTGACACAATGAACGTTAAGGCTAAAGGCTACGAGCGTTATTCATTTGGTTGGTCTGACCCACGTGCTATCTACGGTGTAAATGGTCCTTAATTATTGTTAAGGTTATGCTAAATAACTCTTGACAAAAACCAATAATTATGGTATCATATTAGTAAGTAGGCTGAAAGAGTAAAGACCTTTCGTAAGTCCTACTTCTATTTTTATTTAAGGAACTATTGTGCCTACAATGAAGAATAGAGGAGATTTTAGTCTCCATGTTCCCCCGCAACAACCAAAACCTTTTGCATTTCAACCGCAAGGGCAACAAGGTAATAAGCCAGCAGGCCAGCCTAGTAATCCAATGGGAATTAATCCAATGGGGCAATTAGACCCAATGCAACAGCCTGTTACTCCAATTTAATTTGAGGTAAGTTATGTCATACGAACGTGAAAAAGAAAAGGGCAAACGCCCTGAAAAAAAAGTCCCTAAAAAGGGATTTAAAAAATAAATTTTAAAATCCCAATGACGCTCAAATAGAGCGTTGTTTAACAACGTCAAAGGAGATTTACAATGTCAAACCCAACCCGCTACCTAAGTGGTGTAGCTACAGTTCCTTCAGCACAACCTCTAGGCAACTACCCATTTCCAGACCCATTCCATACAAGTGGTTCTGCTAACTTAGATACATTTACATACTATTCAGATTATACAGATTTAGGCCAAACAGCTTCTTTTACTGTTACAGGTACTAGTTCTACATTTGCTTTGACCAATGGTGTAGGTGGCTATGCTATCCTTACCCCAGGTGGTACAACAACTGCTTCTTCAATGTATCGTACATATTCAGCTTTCCAATTTGTTGCTGGGCAACAATTCTGGTATCTACAACGTATTCAACCTTCAGCAGTAGCTGGTACTGTATCATTCAAGTTTGGTTTGCAATATGGTTCAGCAACAACTGATGGTATCTGGTTTACTAAAGCAGCTTCATCAACAACTCTATCATTAGTATCAGCAGTAGGTTCTACTAACACTACATTGGTATCTGCTGTTCAAACTGGTCTAACTGCTGGTGGTTGGATTGATGTAGGATTCTACTACAACGGTACTGACTTGTTAGTTTACGCTTCAGATGTTTTAGTAGCTCGTGTGCCTAACGTAACTATTGGTGCTTCTGGTACTACATTGACTAACGTATTGTTAACCCCATTTATTCAAATTACTCCTACAGCCACTGATACGTTAACAACTGACTACGTATTTGCAGCTCAAGAAACTACACGTTAATAGGAGAATAGCATGGCTAATTCATCCTCGATTCAAATCTTGGAAGACGGTGCGTCTCGTACCGTTATTAAGTTTGAGGGTATCCTAGATACTTCTGACTTAGCTGCTACTGGTACTATTGGTACGGCAGGGGCTCCTGCAGCTTCAGGNAGTTACACACTTAACTTTACCGAAGGGGCTTTGGTCCCTACTGTAGGGCAGTTTGTAACATTTAGTGACTCAACTACAACATACAGTGCAGGAACTTATATTACTAGCGTTGTTAGTTCTACACAAGTGTTAGTAAGTAACCCAGCTAAAACAGCTTCTACTGGATTAACAATTACTGGCACCGCAGGTGCTGTTGTTATTGCTGACCCAGCTACATTGTCTACTGTAGACCCTTCAGGTAGTGGTTATCTTAAAGCATCTAAACTCCGCATTGATAAAATTATTCATAATATTGAAGACCTTTTATCAGTAGATATGTTTTGGAACGCAACAACTCCAGTTCGTATTGAGTCTTTAGAAGGCCGAGGTAAAGGGGACTATCGTGATTTTGGTGGTTTACAAAATAATGCTGGTGCTGGTGTTGATGGTAAAATTACTGTAGCGGTAACTGATTCTACCTCTGCAGCTTGGACTACTAATGCTCAATTAGCTTTCTCACTTATTCTTTATTTATCTAAACAATATTAAGATGGAATATTTAGCATCTAACAATGCCAAAGAAATAACACTCCAAGCAATCATCATTAGAGCAGATGGTTCTAAAGAAGACCTTGGAGTTGTTTCTTATTGGAACAAAAATATATTTAAAATTTTATTATGGAAGGCTAAAAAATGGCTACGCTTTTAACAAATACAGGACGTGCGATTGTAACTAATCGTATTAATGGTGGGGGCACTACTCCTAACTATTTAGGTTGGGGTACAGGTTCAGGAACTACAAGTGCTACAGATACTACATTATTTACTGAAGTAACTCCACGTGTAAGTGCAACAACTTCTCAAGTAACAACCTCTATTACAAATGATACATTTCAAATGGTAGGTATTCAAACTGCAGGTACAACAGAAACAATCACTAACGCTGGTGTGTTTGATGCTTCTACAAGTGGAAATCTTTTTGTTAAATCAGATTTTACTGGTATTGCTTTAAACTCAGGTGATTCAATTCAATTTACATTTAAAGTACAGTTTAGTTAAGAATGACTATTCAGTCCATTGACTTTGAGATTACTAAAGACGGGTATACGTTAAAAGATGCTATTGTCTACGATGATAGCATTGACTCCTTCACGCCTGAACAAATCTCAGAGATGCAACAAAAACGCTTTGACGATTGGTATGCGATTGTGACTGCGGTAGAGGAGCCTATGGATGGCAACTAGATATTGGGTTGGTGGCTCTGGTAACTGGGATGCTACCACTACAACAAACTGGGCTGCATCTTCTGGTGGTGCTGGTGGTGCTAGTGCGCCTACGTCTGCTGATGATGTAGTCTTTGATGCTAACTCAAATGTCGGTACTAGTGCGTTTACTGTAACTGTAACAGGCACATCTGCTTCTCCAGCTAACTGTGCAAACTTTAGTACGTCTGCTTTAGATGGTGCAATGACGCTATCATTGGGTGCTACAGCACAAATAAGTTGTTATGCTTCTATGACACTTCCTGCGACTAATTTTACTTGGTCTGGTACAGGCGGTTGCGCTATATATTTTGTTTCTACTTCAACAGGCAATACTTTAACTACTAATGGTGTAACTCTTACTAATACTATTGCAGTTTTTGCAGGGGTTGGTGGAGCTTGGACTTTAGGTAGTGCTTTAACAGTAAATTCTGGAGTATATGTTAATGCAGGAACTTTTAATACTAATAACTTTAATATAACAGGTTCAGGTTTAGTAAGAAACATCAATACAGGTGCTACTACTATAAATTTAGGTTCTTCAACTTTAACGGTTACTAGTGTAACTCCTGTATCGCTAATAACAACTAACCTTACATTTAATGCTGGCACATCTAAATTTACCTGTTCTAACGCAAGCCCTACTATTACTGGTGGTGTAACATTTTATAATGTATCGTTTACAAGCACGGCACTTGGCGCAGTAACTATTACTGGTGCAAATACATTCAATAACTTAACTTTTGCTGCTCGTGCAGCTTCAGGATTTGGTGCGGTATTATTTAATACGGGTGTTACTAATACAGTTAATGGTACTTTAACATTAGGTTCTGGAACTACAGGGGTTGCTAGGTTACAAGTAAGGTCTGCAACTTTTAGCACTCAAACAACATTATCCGTTGCTACATTAGCTGCTATTACTGATATTGATTTTAGAGATGTAGTTGCTACTGGTGCTTCTGCTCCGTGGTCAGGTACTCGTATTGGGGATTGTGGTAATAACACAAATATTACTGCAACTCCTAGAACTGTTTATTGGAACTCTGCTGCATCTGCTAACTGGAACGGAGCTGTATGGTCAACTACATCAGGTAATACTGGTGGTACTACTACTGCCTTTCCTTTAGCTCAAGATACTGTAATTATTGATAACGCTGGATTAACAACAGGCAACACAATTACAGTAAATGCCAACTGGCAAATGCCGACATTAAATTTTTCTACTCGGTCTAACGCAGCAACTTTTGCAACGGGCGCACAAACATTATCTTTATTTGGTGACTATACTTTAAGTTCAGCAATTACTGTAACAGGTACTGGGCTTTTAACATTCTTAAAATATAGTGGAACTGCAATACTTACTTCTGCTGGAATTACATTTCCACAACCAGTTCAATGCTATGTAACTGGTGGTACATTAAGAATAAATGGCGACTTAACATTAGGTTCTACATTAACATTTACTCATGCTTTTGGCGCATTAGATTTAACCAATAATGGAACTGGTAACTACACATTAACTACAGGTATTTTTAACTCTAATATCTCTAATACTCGCTCCATTGCTTTTGGTACAGGTAACATTACAGTTACAGGTAATAATGCTACTGTATTTAATACAACTACAGCCACAGGATTTACATACACTGGAACACCAACAGTTAATTCAACATATTCAGGGTCTATAGGAACTAGAATTATAGCTTTTAATGCTATTGGGTCAGGCGGAACAGAATCTAATGCCTTAAATTTAAATGTATCCGCAGGTTCTGATATTGTTTCTTTTGGTGGTTCGGGTAGAAGTTATAAAAATATTAATTTTACAGGCTTTACTGGAAGTTATACAAACACTACATTTACAAGTTTTGGTAATATTATTTTTAGTTCTGGTATGACTGTGGGAAGTGGAGTATTTTTAGTAACCTTTGCGGCTACATCAGGCACACAACAAATAACAACTAATGGACAAACATTAGATTTTCCTATTACTCAAAATGGTGTTGGTGGCACTGTTCAACTTCAAGATGCTTTGACTTTAGGTTCTACAAGAACATTAACAGTTACATCAGGCACTTTTGATGCTAACAATAAAAACGTAACGACAGGGATATTTTCATCTAATAATACAAATAATAGAAGTATATTAATGGGTTCAGGTACTTG